TGTGTTAAATTAATTTTATCAACAGTTAGAATACCTTTTATGTAAAAATCAGAATTTAATTGTAATATATTTGAATAAGAATTATCAAAATTACTGGTTCGGTAATTAATATCATTTAAATAATTACTAATATTATTTAAATATGTATTAGCATCAAGTAAATCAGTATCAAACCAAGATAATTCATAATTACTATTTATTGATAAAAGATATGTAGAATTTAAATTAAAATTATCTATTTCTTTAGGTAATATATATGATATATTACTATTTATTTTTTCATTATTATAAATTGTTATATTATTATTATTAGTATTTCTAAATGATATATATTTTGTACTTAAACCATTACTTGTATATATATTGTGTTTAATATCCTCAATATTTTTACTTATAATATCGTTTATTAGATCTATATCATCAAATCCTATAATTAAATTTCTATTTGAATTAGCAATATGCAAATTACTATAGTTATAATTAATAGAGTTTTTAATATATTGATTATTTGTTTCATATAAAATATTATTAATATTAAATTTAATATTTGAATTATTAATTAAATCATTACCAATATACATATAATTACTATTTATTGAAATGTTATCAATTTTATTATTGTTACCAATAATAATACTATTTACGGTGTTTTTTGATATATTACTGTTACCAAAAATAAAAGAGTTTTTATTAAATTTATCAATATTATTATCAATAGTATTATAATTACCAATTATATTAATATTATAATTACTTGTATAGCCAATATTTGAAGTGCCAATTAAAATTGAATTATTGAAATATTTTATATTTGAGTTATTATCATTTCCTATGATAATATTATTTGCACCATTCATAATATATTTGCCAGAATCTTTACCAATTAAAATAGTTTTTGATAAATTGTCAGCAAATTCTCCAGATTTATGTCCTATAAAAGTATTTTCATGTGTATTAACAAAAGAACTAACTAATATATTTTTACCAGAATCTTCACCAATTACAACAGATTCTTTATTATCTAATGAAATATAATTTGCTAAAGAATCAACAATACCTTCAAAATTAACATTATTATAATTGCCCGCCATTATTATTATAAATCAATATTAATTTTTAAATATAAATGCTGATATACTTACTATTATAAATATTGCATTAACAATTGGTAAAATAATGTATATATTATTAACTTTTTCTATACTATAATAAATTTTATTTATAACAATATTATCAATATTATCATTAAAATAAATTGTAGGTAATCCGTTGTTTTTTATATATTCATTTAAAGAATATAATTTAGTTAAAGAATACATAATTTAATGAATATAAATTTAATTGTTTATATAATTTAGAACAAGAGAAAATAATGAACTTAAGTAATGATATCGTACATACTCAAATAGTTAGTGCTCCGCCGGGAAATGCATATTCAAATGTTGTTAATTCATGTATGAAAAATTTTATGACACAACAGTCATCATTTGGACAAAATATGTCCGGAGGTGGAAAAATCAATTATAAAAAACAAAAAAAATTAGTTTTTGATATATTAAAAATATTAACAAAAAGTTATTCAAGAAATAAAAAATTAAACATTCGTCAAGTTATAAATAAAAAAATAAAAAAAAAATCAAAGTGATGGTATAATTGGATAATCTAATTCTATACATATATTTTTCCATATTTGGTCCTGTAAATATAATTTTTCCCTACTTTTTAATAATGGAAAGTACTTAAGATACTCATTCAATCCTAAAATTTGAAAAAATTTATATAAAACATAACTGTATGATAAAAAGTTTTTTCTATCTTTTGGACAATGTTTTAAAAATGGGGCTTGAATATCCCTAAACATAATACATAATTTTTCTTCTAATTCAGCAGAAAATTGTGGTGTTGGTATTCCATTAATTCTATTTAATATATAGTTGATATGTTCATAATATTTATTAATACGAAGTCTTTTTAATATCTCTCTCATTTTTGTATAAGTAATTTTTTTAGTATCTGTTATTTTTTCTTTTCTTATTTCTCCCAAAATTTTTTCAAATATTTCATCTGGTATATCTGTACTTTCTTTTCCTTGTACTTGATTACACCATTCTCTAAAATGATTTATTCTTTTGTAACTAAAATGGGATGTATCTTTTGCATTTTGTTTTAAAATAGGTCTATTTTGTTCAACTAATAATAACTCTTGATAACCACAATTAGTACATACTAATATTGCTTCATGTTGTAAACAAGTTAAACTTGTTTGACATATTTTACATATTTCCAAATTTTCTTTATTATTTTTTTTAACATGTTTTGAATTAGTTAAACATAAATATTCGTCAACTAATTGACTTTTATCAGTATTTATATTTTCTGCTTTTTTATTATTTAATGCATCTAATACTGTTTTTTTTTTATTATTATTAAATTTAGATTCATTTTCAATCATATTATAATATTCAAACAATATATGACTTGTATCATTATAATAATCTATTTCTTTGTATTTTTCAAGTTCTTTTAATTTATTTTTTATATCAATCATTTCTTCTTTCATTTTTATATTTGAATCCCATAATTCTGAATATTCTTCTTCATTATAAGAATTTTTAAAATAAGTTATATTTGATGTTATTAAATCATTATCTAATTTTATTTTTTCAAATTTTTCAATATAATCATTATATTCTGCGTTTTTCAATTCAAAATCTTTTATTATATTTTGGTGCATAGTGTTTAAAGTACAGTTGTCAATATTATTATTATTTATTCTTTTTTTTGATGTTTTATCTTTAAACATGTTTAATAAATTACATATTTAGCGATGTTTTTATATGTAAATTATTTTCTAATCTATTAGTATAAGATATATATAATATATGGGCGGTGGTTTATTACAATTAGTTGCTTATGGTGCTCAAGATGTTTATCTAACTGGTAATCCACAAATAACATTTTTTAAAGTTGTTTATAGAAGACATACAAATTTTGCTATTGAATCTATTCAACAAACATACAATGGTCAAACAGAATTTGGTAATACTATTAACTGTACTGTATCTCGCAATGGCGACTTAATAAATAGAGTTTATGTTGAAATTGATGTTAAAGGTTTAGGGGCTGCAACTGGTGCGGATCATGTTAGATATGTTAATTATTTAGGTCTAAAATTACTTAAAAATGTTGTTGTTGAAATTGGAGGACAACAAATAGATAAACACTACTCGGATTGGATGTTTATTTGGAATGAATTATCCCTTCCAATTGGTAAAAGATATGGTTATGATAAAATGGTTGGTGCAAGTGGCGATGAATTATCAGAAGTAGAAGAAACTAAATCTACTAAATTATATATCCCACTAGAATTTTGGTTTTGCAGAAATATTGGTTTAGCTTTACCTTTAATTGCTCTACAATATCACGAAGTTAAATTTAAAATAGAATTTTCTGAAAAAGAAGAAATTGCATTAATGTATGAATCTGATGCCACTATTAAAGCTGATACTGAATTAACTTCCACTGCAAAAGATAAAATTGGTCAATTAATATGTAATATTTATGTTGATTATATCTTTTTAGATACTGATGAAAGAAGAAAATTTGCCCAATTATCTCATGAATATTTAATTGAACAATTACAATTTACTGGAGAAGAACAATATAATCAACAAATAAGATTAAATTTCAATCATCCTGTTAAAGAATTAGTATGGGTTTCTAAATGGGTTCAAAATTATAGTGATTCAAATAATTCTCTTGTAAATTGGAATAATTATAGTATTGAAGATGAAATAAATGAACATGGTAAAAATTCTTTTGTACAAGGTTCAATTAAATTAAATGGAAACGATAGAATTGCTAACAGAGAAGGTAGATATTTTGATTTAGTACAACCATATCAACATCATACTAATATACCTAAAAACGGCGGTATAAATGTATATTCTTTTGCATTAAAACCCGAAGAACACCAACCATCGGGAACTCTAAATATGTCTAGAATTGATAGCGCTCATTTACATCTTAAAATAAATGATACTGAAAAGAAAAAAGGTACTGTATTAATTTATGCTGTTAACTATAATGTATTAAGAATATTATCTGGCATGGGTGGTTTGGCTTACTCTAATTAATTTTGTAATTTAATATACTTTTTTTTTCTTATTTATAAGTATAAAGAGAAATTATAATGGGAGGCGGTCTTTTACAATTAGTTGCTTATGGTGCCCAAGATGTTTATTTAACAGGTAATCCTCAAATTACCTTCTTCAAAGTAGTATACAGAAGACACACTAACTTTGCTTTAGAATCTATACAACAAACTTTTAATGGTTCTGTAGGTTATGGTCAGAGAGTAACTGCTACTATTTCTAGAAATGGTGATTTAATATCTAGAGCTTATTTAGTTATTAAAACAAAATCTACTAAATTAGTACCTTATTTTGGATTAAAAGTCATCAAATATGCTGAAGTAGAAATTGGTGGTCAAAGAATAGATAAACATTATGCCGACTGGATGTATATCTGGAATGAATTAAGTATGCCTGTAGCGAAAAAAGAAGGTTATTATAATATGATTGGTGGCAAAGGTGGCGATGAATTAGTTGATAAATCATTATATGTACCTTTAGAATTCTGGTTCTGTAGAAATATTGGTTTAGCATTACCTTTAATTGGTTTACAATATCATGAAGTGAAAATTAATATTCAATTTGAAGAACCTGGATTAGTTGTACAAGAAGGGGTGACTCCCTTATCTAGTTTATCGGCTGCATTATGGGTAGATTATATCTATTTAGATACTGATGAAAGAAGAAAATTCGCTCAATCTTCCCACGAATATTTAATTGAACAATTACAATTCACTGGTCGCGAATCCGCTTCTAACAAAATCAAATTAAATTTCAATCATCCTGTAAAAGAATTAATATGGGTTGTTCATGATACTGCCTTAGTTGCACAAGATTGGTTCAATTATACAACCAATGTAACTACTGCATCTTCTCTTGTTAGAAATGCAATAAACAGTAAAGCGGGAACAGACGAGCAAGATGAATCAAAAACTGCAGTTTTTGATTTCCCATATTCTAATTATAAATCTATGATGGGTCCTGGACAAGAAACCAATCCTGTAAAACAAGCTAAATTAATATTAAATGGAAACGATAGATTTTATGCGAGAGATGGTAGATATTTTAATATAGTTCAACCATTCCAACATCACGAAAATGTACCAAATAATGCAGGCATTAATGTATATTCGTTTGCATTAAAACCCGAAGAACATCAACCATCTGGAAGTTTAAATATGTCTAGAATTGATACAGCAGTATTAGATTTACAATATACCGATGGTTATAAAGCCCTCAATAATGCTTCTGAAAAACAAGTATCAATATTTGCGGTAAATTATAATGTATTAAGAATTTTATCTGGAATGGGAGGTATAGCTTATTCCAACTAAATTTATTTTCAAATTTTTTTTCTTATATTAAATTAGATAATTAATAATTATGGGAGGTGGTCTTTTACAATTAGTTGCTTATGGTGCTCAAGATGTTTATTTAACTGGTAATCCTCAAATTACCTTCTTCAAAGTAGTGTACAGAAGACACACTAACTTTGCTTTAGAATCTATACAACAAACTTTTAACGGTTCTGTAGGTTACGGTCAAAGAGTAACTGCTACTATTTCTAGAAATGGTGATTTAATATCTAGAGCTTATTTAGTTTTAGGTGTATCTGATTCTAGTGCCGTGCAATTATGTCCTTATTTCGGTTTAAGAGCTATAAAACATGCTGAAGTAGAAATTGGTGGTCAAAGAATAGATAAACATTATGCTGACTGGATGTATATCTGGAATGAATTAAGTATGCCAGTTGGTAAAAAAGAAGGTTATTTTGAAATGGTTGGTGGTGCCGGTGGTGATTTAAGACCTAAATCATTATATGTACCATTAGAATTCTGGTTCTGCAGAAATATTGGTTTAGCATTACCTTTAATTGGTTTACAATACCATGAAGTTAAAGTAAATATCCAATTTGAGGAAGCTGGCGTGCTTGGTTCTCATAGCACTGAAGCATCTTCTGCTTCAGTAGGTACTTTATCTGCCTCTTTATGGGTAGATTATATCTATTTAGACACTGATGAAAGAAGAAAATTTGCTCAATCTTCTCATGAATATTTAATTGAACAATTACAATTCACTGGTCGTGAATCCGCTTCTAATAAAATCAAATTAAATTTCAATCATCCTGTAAAAGAATTAGTATGGGTTGTGCACCAACCTGCAAATACCGGAACTGATGCCACTGCAGTCAATCAAAATAATAGAAATTGGTTCAACTTTACTAATGATCCCGATGCTATAGGTACTTCCGATAATACTTATTCTGAATTTTCTGGAGTTATAGGTCCATCTGGACAAAAATCCAATGCTGTAACTCAAGGTAAATTAATATTAAATGGCAATGACAGATTCTATGCTAGAGATGGCAGATATTTCAGTTTAGTTCAACCTTTCCAACATCATGAAAATGTTCCCAACAATGTAGGTATCAATGTATATTCTTTCGCATTAAAACCTGAAGAACATCAACCATCTGGAAGTTTGAATATGTCTCGTATAGACACTGCCGTATTAGATTTACAATATGATAGCGGTACTACTGCCGATAAACAAGTATCTATATTCGCTGTTAATTACAACGTATTAAGAATATTATCTGGTATGGGTGGCATTGCTTACTCTAACTAGATATTTTTTCGGATTTTTTTTCTATTATTATAGTATAAGATACATATAATATATGGGCGGTGGTTTATTACAATTAGTTGCTTATGGTGCTCAAGATGTTTATCTAACTGGTAATCCACAAATAACATTCTTTAAAGTTGTATACAGAAGACATACAAATTTTGCTTTAGAATCAATACAACAAACTTTCAACGGTACTGTTGGATATGGTAGCAGAGTAACAAGTACAATTGCTAGAAATGGTGATTTAATATCAAGAGCTTATTTAGTTATAAAATCGTCTGCTAATAATTTATGTCCATATTTTGGTTTACGAGTTGTAAAACATGCTGAAGTAGAAATTGGAGGTCAAAAAATGGATAAACATTATTCTGATTGGATGTATATCTGGAATGAATTATCACTTCCAGTTTCAAAAAAAGAAGGATATTTCAAAATGGTTGGTGGTTCTGGCAGTAAAGGCGATTCAACAGTAACTGGCACACCTGTTCTTAGTGTAACTCAATTTTCAACATTAAAAGAGACTGGTATTGATGGTAGTCCCGATGCTTATTATCCATTAGTAAAAGGTGGTAGTGGTTTTGGTTTACAATTAAAAGTACTTGTTGATGTTAATGGCAATACTACTACTTCAATTCATAAAAACGGGGCAGGATATAAAACAACTGATACAGGATTTACCTTGGATTTATCTGAATTTAAATCAAATTTAAAACAAGGCGAAACAGACCTAAAAGATAATTCGGGTACTCCAGCAGTTGTTCAAGAAATTACAATAAGTGGTTTAACATTTACAACCTTATCATCAAAAAATGAATTAGATACACTATATGTACCTTTAGAATTCTGGTTTTGTAGAAATGTTGGTTTGGCATTACCTTTAATTGCTTTACAATATCATGAAGTTAAGATTAATATTCAATTTGAAGATGCTAAAAAATGTACAAATGGCGATGGTAATGCATTACCAAGTTCAATGGACTTATCTGCTCATTTATGGGTAGATTATGTTTATTTAGATACTGATGAAAGAAGAAAATTTGCACAAACATCACATGAATATTTAATAGAACAATTACAATTTACTGGTTTTGAATCTTTAAGTAATAAAGTAAGACTTAATTTCAATCATCCTGTTAAAGAATTAATATGGACAGTAACAAATAATAAAACAGATAGACCTAACGAAAATTGGTTTAATTATACATCAGATAATAAAATAGTAAATGTATTGGATATTGCAGATTATGATGATGTCAAAAAACTTTTAGGTCCTAATAGTAAAACAGCAAATCCTGTAAAAGGTGCTAAATTATTATTGAATGGTAATGATAGATTCACACAAAGGGACGGCATGTATTTTAATATGATTCAACCATTCCAACATCATGAAAATATACCAAACAATACAGGTATAAATGTGTATTCGTTTGCATTAAAACCGGAAGAACATCAACCATCTGGAACTTTAAATATGTCTAGAATCGATACATCATTTATTTCTCTTGATTATGATTCTACAAAATATAATAGCAATAGTGTTTTTGCAATATATGCAGTAAATTATAATGTATTAAGAATATTATCTGGTATGGGTGGTATTGCATACAGTAATTAAATTATAAAAATTCATATAAGACTATTTTTTTTCTCCTAATATAGTATAAAGATATAATATGGCTGGTGGTCTATTACAATTAGTAGCGTATGGTGCTCAAGATGTTTATCTAACTGGTAATCCTCAAATTACATTTTTCAAAGTTGTTTATAGACGTCATACTAATTTTGCTATTGAATCTATTGAACAAACTTTTAATGGAACTTCCAGCATTGGTTCTAGAGTAAGTGTTTTAATTACTAGAAATGGGGATTTAATAAATAGAATATATTTTAAAGGAAAAATAACAAATAAACATCCATCTAATTCGTGTGCCTTAGTACCATATTTTGGTTTAAGATTATTAAAAAATATAGAATTAGAAATTGGTGGACAACGAATTGACAAACATTATTCGGAATGGATGTATATTTGGAATGAATTAAGTATGTCTGTTGGTAAAAAAGATGGTTACGATAAAATGGTTGGTGGCAATAAACGCAATAGTTCTATATTATTAAAAGCGGGCGAAGAATATGTAATTTATGTACCTTTAGAATTTTGGTTTTGCAGAAATGTTGGTCTAGCACTACCTTTAATTGCTTTACAATATCACGAAGTTAAGATTAATATTGAATATGCGCAATTAAGTGAAATGGTTGATACAACTCCTGGAAACTTTTCTTATGATGGTGATGAAAGAGAAACTAATGATAACTCTAATCATACTTCTAAATCTATAGAATTAGAAGATTCTGAATTATGGGTTGATTATATTTTCTTAGATACTGATGAAAGAAGAAGATTTGCACAATTATCACATGAATATTTAATAGAACAATTACAATTTACTGGTGCTGAAAGAATAACATCAGGTGTTACATCTGGTGGTCAAACATCCTTAAAAAGTGTTAAATTAAATTTCAATCATCCTTGCAAAGAAATTGTTTGGGTTGTAAAACCAGATGCTGCTCCATCAGGATCTGTACAAGCAGACTCTAATCCCCCTTATAGATTAACTGCAACTGCTAGCAAACCATATTGGAATAATTATTCTAATAATGAATATAATGAATATAATCACTTTGATTCTATTACCGCGGCGCACGAACCTGCTAATTACAATTGTGAAAATCCTGTAAAATCGGTAAAATTACAATTAAATGGTAATGAACGATTTAGCGAAAGAGAAGGAGAATACTTTTCTATTGTTCAACCTTATCAACATCATGAAAATACTCCAGGTAATTATAAAAAAGGTATTAATTTATACTCTTTTGCGTTAAAACCTGAAGAACATCAACCATCCGGAACTTTAAATATGTCTAGAATTGATAGTTCTCATTTACAAATTGCGACTGAAAAATCTGGTTTAATAAATATATTTGCAGTTAATTATAATGTTTTAAGAATATTATCTGGTATGGGTGGTTTAGCCTATTCTAATTAAAAAATGATATTAATATCATAATTATTTTTATATAATGTTAAGAACAAAATTAGTACTTATTATATTTACTTTATATATCAATTATTGTATATATGGTTTTGTAACTATACCAATTATGAAAAAATATAAGGTAATCAAAATAAATCAAAATAAACCAATTTCTTTAAATTTATTTAATTCAACTAATAATTTTTCAAATAAAATATTTGAAAATATTGATGAGAAATTATTACTACTTTTAAAAACTTTTAGTGATGTATTATTATTATATATTAATATATTTAATATATTTTATATAATATATATTATTAAACATATGTAATTTAATGTATATAAAATAATAATAGATATTAATAAATAATATGAAATATATATATTTATTATTATTCACTAATTTTTATTATGTATTTTGTTTTAGTTATTTAAGACTTAATAATAAATTTAGACAAAATAGAAATGTTTTATTTTCAAATAATAATAAATATAATAATATATATTTAAATAAAAATAATTCTCGTGTTTTACACACTTCAAGTTATTTAGAAACATTAGAACAAAAAAAATCAAATGATAATAAAAAATTTGTAAAATATATATCTTTTGATAACAT